CAAGTTACGGAATCATTAGTGCAAATGGACACGATGTTTATGATTTTACTAACTTTGGCGGCGGCTATACATATTGCGCATTTGGTGTTGCGCACGCAAACTAACACCACACCAAGGGAAATGGGGATAGCGGAAGAATCTCTATTGGCCCTGCATCATGCTGTTGATGAGGACGATGTACCCGAAGATCCATTGAATGTGATGAGAGTTCCAAGGTTAGCTGGCTACTACGCTAACCTTGCCAAAACCCATCTCATTATTCGGGAATACTCGGCAGTCAACAAGGCAATGGTAAGAGAGTTTATCTCTCGTCAAGCACGCTCCAAGAGCATGAGAAACAAGGACATCAACGCCATGTTACCTTATGCAGTTGAGCTTGCATTCGTAGAAAACAAATACGAATCTGACGCGAGACGCATGACTCTGCTACCTGAATTCCAGGACAAAGTCGCGGAGCAAAACCGCAGACTATGGGCATTCAGGTGGCCCACCTGGGACCGTTGGTCACCTCTCGTATTTGAGAGGCGTCCAACGGCCTAGGGAGGCCCTGTGCACCGACGCGGAATAACCGGCTCATTTTTCCCAGAGCTGGTCAGTAGCATCCGCGTTCGGGACATAGGGAAAGCACCAAAACTCAAAGTGGTACCAGTAATACCTGCCTTCTCAGCGGGTATTACATTTGGATGCTTTGAGAAGAATATAGCGAACGCATTGAAATCTGTTTCTGAGCGTTTCTTGTACATCAAGACGCCTGATGGATTTGGTAAAGTGCCCGAACCTAAACCCGGTTTTGAGAAGCGACTTGCAACATTTTCTGATCTAATCAATAAACATTCTTCGTTTATCGCCCCATTAACCAAGGAGCAATTCCTTGGGGCTTATGTCGGCCGTAAGAGGACCGTTTATGAAAATGCTTACAAGTCGCTTGCATCGAAACCTTTTTCACACAAAGATGCCTACGTGAGTTGGTTTCTAAAGATGGAAAAGATAGAGTTTAAAGAGACCAAAGAAACAGTTCCCCGGGGTATCTCGCCAAGAAACCCCAGGTACCACGTTCTGCTAGGCCCGTTTGTAAAGCGGATGGAGAAAGAAATTTACAATGTCATCGATACCATCTTTGGAGGTAAAACAGTCTTTAAGGGACTGAATGCTAAGCAAAGGGGTCATCATTTAGAAGAGATTTGGAAGTCCTTCGATGATCCCATTGCTATACCAATAGATGCTAAACGATTTGACCAGCATGTCAGTAGGGAGATGTTGGAGTGGGAGCATTCTATTTATAGAATGTTCAACCCCTCCAAATTTCTAGCGCGCCTACTAAGGTTGCAGCTTGACAACAAATACTTTGCCAATCTTCCTGACGGATCATTTTCTTTTAAAACAAGAGGAAAACGATGCTCAGGAGATATGACAACTTCACTAGGAAATATGGTCATCATGTGCGGAATGATGTACAGTTTTCTTAGTGAACGTGTCGGAAAGTTTAGAATTGCTGATGATGGTGATGATTGCATCATATTCATCGAAAGGAGGGATCGGTCCAGGATTAACGACCTCTTTGATAGCATTCTCGACTTCGGATTTCAGTTGGAAATAGAACCAGATGTTACAATTTTTGAGCAGCTCGAATTTTGTCAATGCCGCCCAGTCTGGGTGGCAGGATCTTACATCATGGTTAGAAACCCACTTAAATCCATGGCCAAGGATACAATGTCGCTGCATACCAACTCACTTCATCACTATCGTAAGTGGCTTTATCAAGTTGCCGAGTGTGGATTAGCATTATCATCTGGAGTACCTGTAATGCAGTCTTTCTACAATAGAATTCGCACGCTCGGAATCCGCAATGATAAAACCCTTACATACAAGACCGGATTGTATTATCTGAGTCAAGGGATGAAGTATGAACATGCTGAAGTGGATGATAGATCCAGACTGTCTTTTTGGAGAGCGTTCGGAATAACTCCGGATTCCCAAACCCTCCTTGAAGAGTACATCACCACAACACAAATCGACGTTTCCACCATCGGTGACGTTCACCGAACCTTAAATGACCTTCCCATTTAGGGTTCACAGGGTAACACAGCACTACCGGACACACTGACAATGTGATCTGAGATAGCTGAGAGGATTCCGCCCCTCCCCTTGCCAGGCACACAGGCGCACATCTCTACAGTCATGAGATACGGCGGCACGAGCGAGCTTCGAGCTGTGTGGTCACGCGCGGACTAGATCCTGGGGTCTGATGATGTCATTGCCCAAAACTCACTGAGTGCTAAACAGAATGCCAAGAGACTGCACGGCGCACCCAACGGTTTTCATCAGATGAACAGTCCCCGCTGTCGCTTCGGGCATCCCATACTATGCGACGAAATAAACAAGGCGTTCGCAGAGTCGCCACCACCAACTCTGCAAAATCGAAACCTAAGAAATCCAAGCCATTCTCAGAGGTTGGAGAAATACTCGGCTCGGCTGTCGGAAAGATGTTTAACCTTAACCTTTCTGGCGCTGGGCGTTGGCTTGGAAGTGGTATTGGCCAGATTTTTGGATCAGGGGACTACACTTTGGCTGGTCCCGCTCCTTCGTCTAATATTCTTACCAATGCTGCGCAGATTCCTAAATTCTCGACTACTAAGGCGACTAATGTTGTCTGTCATCGAGAATATCTTACGGATATCACGTCGACTACGTCGTTTTTCAATCGCACTTATCGACTCAATCCGGGAGAGGATAACACCTTTCCTTGGCTTGCGACGATTGCGCAATCGTACCAACAATACAAGTTCCATGGTATGATTTTTGAATTTCGACCTTTGATTACTGATTTCGTAACCTCTGGTAGTCCAGGTTATTTAATTATGGCCACTGACTACAACGCAGCAGAACCACCGTTCGATTCCAAACAGGAAATGGAGAATACAGAGTATTCGGCATCTTGCAAGCCGACTCTGAACTTAATCCATGGAATTGAATGCGCCCCTTCCGAAACCTCCCTCCCCATCAAGTATGTTAGAACGTCACGACCAGTGACTGAACAACAGAACTATGATATGGGATCGTTCCAGCTTGCTACGAGCAATCCAGCTCTAACAGCAGGAACAGTCCTTGGAGAGCTTTGGGTAACTTACTGCGTAGAATTTTTCAAACCCATTCTGCCCAACACCACGGGTGGAGCTATTGACTCATTTGTTAATGGCAGGTCTACTTATTCTAATGCAGTTAATAACACTCTGGGTTCTGTCCAACTGTACAGTCGAGCACAGGCGGACGGTGTGACAGTAAGTCCTTCGGTCATATTGTTCACACCAAACCCAGATAGTTATTATCAGTTCCAAATCATTTGGCAGGGGGCAGCTGCTGGTGCCATTGTGTACCCGGTTGTTACTTACGCTAATGCCACTCCTGTTAACTTCTACGGGCCTTCGACGACTGGACCAACCAACGCATTCCAGTTCACCCCTGAAGCTGGTATCAACTCCTCTTTCTGTCAGATTGATGGCGTGTTCCGTTCTAACGAACAAGGAACACCTATAGCCATCAGTGTTTCAGGAGGTGGAGCGACCCTATTACCAACTGCAGGTACTTGTTTGATCTTCGTTGATCAAATGAATGACGATTTAGTTAGATAAAAACTAAATTAATAAAAGCTCCGGTCTAGAGGCGGACCCTGAGCAATTATGGCAGCCTCCCCAACACTAAGAC